GGTTGTTGGAGGCGTAGGCTGGATGACACCAGCATCAATCGCGTACAAAGTACCATCATGGGTAATTTTCGGTGGATTCGGCGCATTTAACGCACCAGAAAACCTATTTGACAAAGACCGTATGGACTTGAGTAAAATAGGTTATGCTTTACCCGACGATTTCTGCCGTTGTCGTGACGGTGCTCACAAATGCCGTAAGGATATAAGTAATCATGCACAAAAGTTTGCCGACTGGCTGGGAAGATTGCCTAATCTGGAATCCTGAAAAGGAGATGGGCTACCATCCAAGGGAGCCTATTTCTTATGAGCATGATTACTGGAACAAGTACCTAGTAATGGATAACACGCCATTAGGTGACGAATTAACCAAAGCGAGGAAAGACTTAGTTGATTGGTATTATTCTGGCAACGTGGTTGACATTGGCATTGGCGGCGGTAAGTTTGTTACTGCTATGGGTACTCAAGGTTTTGGATATGATGTTAATGCGGACGCTATCAATTGGCTTATGGCGAATGATCGCTTTTGTGATCCTTATGCCAGCCCTGTTGATTGCATTACTTGCTGGGATAGTTTGGAGCACATACCAAATCCTGAAGCACTTATTCATCAGGTAAAAGAATATGTATTTGTGTCGCTTCCGATCTTTGACAATCCAGCGACAATCACTAAAAGCAAGCATTACCGTCCTGGCGAACATATCTGGTACTGGTCTGATTTCGGGTTGATTAAGTGGTTCAAAGAGCTTGGCTTCATCAATATCGAGAAGAACAGCATGGAAACTGAGCTTGGGCGCGAGGCAATTTCTACCTATGTGTTTAGGAGGGTGGAATGAAAACAATTGTAAGCATGACCGGCATGACAGAAGCATTAAGGATGCTGCAATCATTACCTTATGAGCTTGTTACTAAACGCGGTGGTCCGGTCAAATTGGCGTTAAAAAAAGGCGCAATGCTTATTCGTGACGAAGAAAAACAACGACTTCGCGCATTACTGAATGAGCAAGGAACCAATGAAACTAGCGGTCTATTGGTAGATAACATTATTGCTAGTCGCGGCAAAAAGCCAGCGGACGGCAATGGTGAACGCTATGTTGTCCGTGTGCGCCGTAAAATTTACCCGCCAAAGCCAGGTGAAAAAGAATCTCGCTCAACAATCAAGATTGCACAGCTTTTTGAATATGGCTCAAAGCATCAACGAGCAAGGCCGTTTATTAGGCCAGCTTTTGAAGCTACTGCTCAAAAAGCGATTGAAGTAATTAGGGAAGATTTGCTCAAGCGTATTGATAAAGTCGTCAATAAGCTTGGAACACAAGTGGAGTAATTAAATGCTACCTAACGTATACCAAACATTACGAGCAAATGCGACTGTGGTTAGCACAGTTGCGACTCGTATTTATCGCCATGATTCTGCGCCACAAGATGCTGTTAAACCTTACATCACATGGTTTCTAGTTTCTGGCAATCCTTACGATAATGTGAGCACATCTCCTTGTGGCGATTCTGATAAAATACAGATTGATTGCTGGTCTGAAACTGATAATGGAATTGAAATTTTGGCTTACGCAGTGCGTGATGCACTAGATTTAGCTAAAATTTCTAATAGAATCATTATAAATACACGCGAAACTGATACAAAACTGTATAGAATGTCACTAGAAGCGGATTTTATCCGTTCTCGTTAATCACCGGCCCGTGAAACTTAAGGAGTAAATTATGGCTTCAATCAAAACTCAAGGTACTCAGCTTTACTTTATTGATAACGCAGCCGTAAAAACGCTGACTTGTCCAACTGGAATTACTGGTCTTGGTAGTACACGCGACCAAATTGATGTTACTTGTTTGAACGCACAATCAGACAAATCGTTTGTCGGTGGCCTAGGCACTCCAGGAACGCTTAATGTTCCGTTTGTGTTTGATCCAACAGCTCTTGACCAACGCCTGCTGTTTACAATGCGTGACGCTGCAACCGAGACGGATTGGCTTATTGGCTTTAGCGATGGTACTACTGCGCCAACTGTTGTTTCTGGTCAGCTTACGATGGCAACAACTCGAACTTCTGCAAGTTGCAATGGTTATATCGCAGATGTGACTATTGACATTGCAACTAATGAGGTTGTTCGTGGAACAATGACAATTCAGCTTACAGGCAGCACTGCTTGGACTTGGAAAGTTTAATAGGAGAAAACAATGCTAGATTCATCATTTTTTGCATCTGCTGAAGTACAGAAGCGTGAAGTTACTCTTGCCGATGGCAAGAAACACACTCTGTACTTCAAAGAGCTTCCTGCCATTGAATTTACGCGTTATTTCAACGCAGTAAACTCAAAGGATGAGGATGTTGCTCTGCTGGCTAGTGCAAAGCTAATTGCTGCTGGTTTGTGTGAAGCTGACGGTAAACCGGCAGTAACAGTAGAACAAGCAGCAACTCTCAAGCCAGGTCCACTTGGCGCAATTCTTGATGTATTGCGTGATGTGAATGGCTTAGGGGATGAGTCAAAAAACGCCTGAAGCTAGGGGATGTCGAATATTTTTGGCATCTCCTAGCATCTCACTTAGGCGGGAGAACGGTGGCTGAATTAAAGGCCACCATGTCTCATGCAGAGTTTCTTCGTTGGCAAGACTATTACAACATTAATCCGTTTGACGATATGCACAAGCATTACCGTCCAGCGGCGCTAATTTCGCGTTCAATGTCTGGCGGCGATATATCAGAAATGCTAGAATGGCTACAGCCTAGAGAACCTGATACAGAAGAAGGTTACTCCGAAGCAGATATTCAGACGTTTAAGGCGCTTGGAATGAGCAAGCCGCCAAAAAGGAGTTAGCTATGGCCGCTGGATCAATCGTAATTGATATGCTCATGAATACTGGCTCATTTGAGACAGATACAAATCGAGCGTCAGCGTCAATGAAGAAGGTGATTAATGCCTTCAAAGAACTTCAAGGCGATGCAGTAAAAGTTGTTGATGCCTATGATTCAATGGGCAATGCCATTAAACAGGTTGTCACCAGTAATAATTCACTTACCAATTCTGTTCGCACTATTGAAGCAAGCTATAAATCTATCAAAGATGAAATGGCTCGCGTTACTGCGCAGCAAAAACATCTTTCTGAAGAAGCTAATAGATACGCTGCTAATAACTCAAAAGTTTTAGAATCTGCCGTTGTTTACGATTCTCTTGGCTTTGCCATTAGCAAGACGGCGCTAGAGCATCAAAAGCTCGCTACTGAAGCAATCCAAGCCGCTGTAGCAGAGAAACAATTGGCAGATGAAGCAGCACGTACAGCAACGGCACAAAAGTTACTTGGTGAAGAAACTGCTCGTGCCGCTACGCAACAAGCGCATTTGGCGACACAAGCAGCTCGGTTTGCTACTCAAGCTAGAGCTTCTGTTAGCTCTGTTGCTGGTAGTTACGATTCTTTAACAAATACCTATCGCAGGGCTGACACGGCACAAAACGCATTAAATGCTAATGTGCAAAAGTCTCATGCCGCATTTAGAAATGCGAATCAGATCGTTCAAAATACCAGCTACCAGATCACCGACTTTGTTGTTCAGGTACAAGGTGGTGTTTCTGCCATGCGAGCTTTTAGCCAACAGGCTCCACAGTTCTTAGGGGCATTTGGTACAAAAGGCGCTGCGCTTGGTGTGATAGCGGCATTAGCTGGTGCTTTCTTGCCAATGATTGTTGAAGCAATTAATGGCGCAAAAGCATTAAAGAAGTTTGAAGATGCTGCTGATACTGCTCAAAAAGGAATTGGCAACTTTTCTGCTGACGCTATTATTCAGTCAATGAAAGATATTGATGCTGAAGGGCGTAAAGCAATTGCAACACTATATGAGCTTGACGTTGCAACAATGAACAAAGCTGCTAATAAGCAGCGAGAAGCATTAACTGGAATTTCTTACGACATCACTCTTGGCGAAGAAGGTCGATTGCAGTCTATTGCTGAGAAATATAAACTAACAATGGATCAGGCGCGTCTATATATGGACGTTGCTGACAACAAAGCTAGAGCATCTTCATTAATTAATAGCCTTGATTCTAGAATTGAAAAACAAGCAGAACTACAAGAATCGCTAAAAGGTTTAGTTGACCAAGAGCTAAAACTTACTAAAGCAGAAAAGGCTCGTGCTGAAGTCAATAAGACTGCAATTACTGGTGTTACTGAACCAGTAAAAACCCGCGCTGCACGCTCCACCGGCCTCTCAGACGCAGACCGCCTAGCCAAGCAAGAGCTTGCATCTGCCGATAAGTTTGCTGATGCGCTTGAGCGCCAAACTAAACAACTTGAATTCCAGCAAAACCTAATTGGCCGTAACGCACAAGAAGTTGAGTTACTCAACTCGCAGTACCGCATCCAAGCAGAGCTTGAAAAGACTATTCAAGATATGCAACGCCAAGGCATTGAAGTAAGCCAAGCCAGCATGGACAAAATGAATGAAGCTGCGGCTAATGCAATTGCCAAGCAGCAGGAAATTATTAATTCAAACTTTGCTCGTCGCCAAGACCCTATGACTGGAATTAGCGATGCTTTCCGTATCTATTCAGATCAAGCTAATAATGTAGCGCTTGGTATGCAGAACGCATTTACTAATGCTTTCAAAGGCATGGAGGACGGCATTGTTAAATTTGCCATGACTGGCAAGTTTGCTTTTACTGATTTCGCCAACTCTGTAATTTCAGACATTATGCGTATTTATGTGCGACAAGCATTGATTGGAATGATTGGACAAATCGGTGGTGCGTTATTTGGAAGCGCAGGTGGAATGAGCGCAGCAACTCAAGCATCAACATATGGTGGTGCTTCGCCAATGTTTAGCAGCTCAAGTATGTCGTCTATTCCTAAGTTCCCTGGTATGTCTGAAGGCGGCTACACTGGTGATGGTGGAAAATACGAAGCCAAAGGCGTAGTTCACGGCGGCGAGTTCGTTATGAACAAAGAAGCCACCAACCGTATCGGGGTTGGTACTTTATACCGAATGATGCGTGGATACGCTGACGGTGGTTATGTCGGTGGCGGATCAATGCCAACAGCTAATAACGCTGGGATAAACATCAACATCAAGAATGAAGCTGGTGGCGATGGCTACCAGGCGACTGCA